TGAGGATTCTGCCCATTTCTTCTCTGTCTCTGTCTTCTACGACGAGCGGACTTTGAAGGACTTGATTTGTTTGCATTAGTTTGTGTGTTCATCAACTTGTAGTTAAAAACGAAGGGGGGAAATATTCTTTCGATAAACTCGGGTCCCCAAGCAGACCCGCTACAAGTTGGCATTCTGGCACTTAGCTGCTAGGCTTACCACTTTTAGCAGTGGGCTTTGCAGTTTCTCGGCGGGGCGACCCTTCTACAGGTTCCTTACCCTTGCCTTCGCGCCAAAGCGTTTTTCCGGTTTTCTCTGGTCTCTTTGTCTTGTCGTCAGTCTTATCAGCCTGCCGCTTCGGGTCTTTTGAACGATCCACCCAAGTGCCTTCAGCAATCTTCTTAGCTTTGAAGGTCTCAAAATCAACTTTGGGGGCGACCGGGGGCTTCGGCTTAACGGGAGGTTTATCACCGACCAACTCACCATTTATAACCACAGGGCTCTTAGGCTTGGCTTCTGTGGGTTCCTGTAACAATGGTGGGGTCAACAAAGCATGTAAGGAATTGACTTTCTCCAACCAAGTCATAAACCTCTTAAAGTCGCAATCGGGCATAACAGAGTGGACGTATTCCATCATCCAGTCAGCTGGCTCATTCCTATATTGTGATTCTTCGGAAAAGGATGTGCACCATGCTCGCATAGGGGCCGTCTGGGGGTTCGCCACGAACTCTCCATTCAGCAAGAACCTGGCCTTGCGCACAAAATCTCCGAGAATTGGCGTATTCTTATCAGTCAACCAATATGCTCGGCACTTTTCCAAAAGTTTCATCAAAGGAGTGACACCATGTCCCAATTGAACAGTAACATGCAACTTTGTGAGTTGGCGGGGGAGTTCGCAACACGTGTTGACATCTCCACTCCACAAATCAGGTGAATATACTCTTGCAAGAAACTTAACTCCAATACAGTGTTTCTTGACCTTCTCCACGGTTAATACTTGACCAATCATTTGAGCCGCCCTAATGTAATTCGAAATATGTACATCAGCGGTTAGACCGTCATCGCCGCCATACATCCCGAGCTTTTTCCACGCTACTAAGGGACTTAGGCTTGTTCCATCAGGGCGATTTAGCCTGAATTGAAGGTAGCTCACAAACGCGTTCACAACACCATTGAAACTTGAAGTTTCAGGTGATCCGGACAAACGCGCTTCCTCTGAATCATATGTAACAAGATCCATTGGGTCAGGGGTCTGAACAAAAGCTTTCAATCCAAACTGGGTCCGATGTAGTTTCAGAACCTCTTCTTTGTACTGGTGCCGGAAAGCACGGTTGAGAACAAGAGCCTCCAACTCACGCATCAAATTCGAACCATGACCATCGAACTTTGAAAAATCGGAGTTTGACACATCCTCAACGGCTAAGCCGCACACTTCCGCAATGCGCAACGCAATTTGCTGCGGAGTTTTACCAAAAGCATACCACGGTTGATGTTTCAACACCTTCTCTGTGAACGCGTATATGAACAATGAATACGCCGCCTTATCATTCCCACAGATCTGAGAAATCAGGCGCATAGCCTTAAGATCACCGTAAGTCTCTTTCTTCACGAAAGCCGCAACCACGCGCTTTATATAGTCACCAGGTAACAAGGTTTCCAATATTCGGCGCTGTGTAGGTTTGCTTTGCTGATCGTAAAGAAAGTCAACATCAACGGGATCAATTTGGTTAGGTTCAGGGATTAACAGCTCAACGAATTCCAACATGACTTGATGCAAAAACGGTGTCATGATTAACTGCCCGGGTTTAACCTTCTCAATGCGCTCTTGAACACCATGTTGAATATTTGTCAACGAATTGGCTGGCACAAAGCAGTCTCCGAGCAGTGGGGACATAAATGGAACTACAATCGGCTTATCCGCGGGGTCATATGACGGAGGGTCGAAATGATACAACCGTATTGAATCTGAAACGGGGCAAACAACATCTGGTTTTGACGAGGGAAGAGTTGCGTCGAGATTGCCGTCGACCAAAGCTCTATTCCATTGCATCAAAACTGCACCAGCTGTCTTATCACCACCGGCCAGAGACACGGCTTGAGGTAAGGTAAAATCGTACTTAGAAGTCTCCGCGATAGTCTTACATGTGTCATCCACTTCCACTGGAACTGTGGCCTGAGCGTATTCACCAACTTTTCCGGTTGACACGAGAAAACCTTCCATGGAGTGAACTTTCA